ACGTCTATGTTGATAGGTTATCTTCTTTTTACCAGTTTTTTCACGTTTAAACCTCTCTTTCTCACTTTTCGTCATCTCTCCTACAGTCTTAGGTGTCTTACTTGATACACGTTTACTAGGTCGACAAGCAGGATAACCACGTTTTTCACCTTTAGAACGTCCACAAGGCTTTCCAGTTTTAACATCAACCCAATTTTCCTCAAACCAACGTGTCAAACCACCTTTGGCTCTTGGATTAGGACTACTTTTTCTTCTTTGTGGCACTTTTCTTTTTCTCCACTCTATAAGTTCCACCACGCTTTTTATATTCTCGGACTAGCCAAGCATTAGCGTAGGCAGAAGGATAAACGTCAAACTTACGTTTGGCTTCAGCTTTTACTCTAGCGTAAAGTGCTTTATTAACAGGTACATTCACTTCTCTTCTTGCCTCCCTTCTTCTTCTTTTTCTTTTTCTTTTTTGTTGTTGACATTCCGTAATGGTAAGGCATAAGCAAAAAGTCTCTTAATATATTCTAAACGCAGTCTGCCCTAATGTCTCAGGTTTCGCCAAGTTAAATTGTTGTAGACAAAGATAACCAAAAGCATCAAACGCATGGTCCACTCCCAGATTCTTATTAGGTAATCCAGTATTAGGTGCGTAAGTTAACGTTCTAAGTGCTTTTATCAATTCTTTACAACGAGGATGTATTAAGGTCCTTCTATCGCCATTAGCGTCATACAAGGCAGTATTAACAGCAGTGATCTTATCTCTGATCTTCCAGGGGCTTCTAGGACTCATAACAGTAAAACCAGACCTCCTAAGTATCGTATGATCGGTTACACCAACACCTGATGTCTTTCTTGCACTTCCAGTGGGGTCTGGACAAGCAATAATTCTACGATCAACTCCATATCTTCTCGTAACTTCCTCTGCAAAGTCCCATGTGGTAGCACCTCCTGTCAACATAATCTCATCAAAAACATAAAGCGTATCATTATGCTTTACAGCACAGATCCCTGCCATAGGGTCTACGTTAAAATCCAAACCAATTAACAAAGGAAGCATGTATAAATCCTGTACTTCCTTATCAATATTCTCATCAGCAAAACTAACAGCTACCAAACCAGTAAGGTTTTCAAAACTAGCTTCAAATTCCTGCCTAAATGTCCTCGCATCTAATTGCGACCTAGCAGCTTCAACTTCCTCTTTTACAACATTACCTCCCTCTATTGTTGTAAAACTCCACCTTTGCCAATCATCCCATTCCTTCTCTCCACAAAAACACCACATATCATAAAACCAACTCGCTGTTCCATCAGGTGTTGAAATAAACAGTGCCCATCCTTGTTTATCAGCCAATGCTGGTCTTATTACCTCAGCCCATACATCTCTATCCATAAATGCTGCTTCATCCAATACAACACCAGCAAGACTTCTACCTCTCAATGCCATCGCATTTTCAGTTCCCTTCAATTCAATACTCGATCCATTAATCAAATCCAGTCTCAAATCTGTCTCATTCTTACTCTTAACCCACGTTCTAGGAGTCAATCTCTTCAACTCCTTCCATGCAATATCCTTTGCCATCCGATAAGTCGGTGCACAATAGAAATAAACCTCATTCGGCCTATTAATCGCCCCTCTTAACAGTTCTATACAAGAAAGGTATGACTTACCAAACCTTCTACCTGCAACCAGCACCCTAAATCTCTTATCACTATTAAATACCTCTCCCTGTGCGTACCGTAAACTTATCTCATTCTTTTTTTCACCACTTACAACCATCAAATTAACAAAAAATACAACTCATACCCCCTATTTATAGCCTATTAACATACTTTTAAGTTATCATTCACTTAAATACATCCAAAAATCCCGTGGTTTCATCTACATTTCCTGCCGATCAACCATTAGAAGAATCTAAACCTAAAAGAAATATTCATTTTCGTGCTCGCACTTCTGCACAAAACGTACAATTACGTTCCCAACGCTTATACTCCCGCCAACTCGAAGGTAAAACAACTCGTGCCCTCGTACTAGAACATTCTAAAATTGAAGGCATCTCAGAAGTAACAGCCTGGCAAGACTGGAAAAAAGTTAAACAATGGAATAAAGAAGATTGGGAAAAAGATAGAGAAACACTCTTACCTCGCCTCCAAGCAATGAGAATCCGCTTATTCAACAAAGCAGTTAAAAAAGGTCAGCTTCAAACCGCAGCACAGATCTTAGACTCCCTCGGTAAAGTAATAGGTGAATCCGTAGAAACAGTCAATATTCAAGCTCCAGAACTCTCAATTAAAGTTGAACCAAAAAATTAACGGGAATATATTTAAGTTCCCCGTGTGTATATGTCGTGGTCAAAATTTTACAACTACACCCCATAGCTACAAAAATTAGATTTAATAAAATTTTAAATTAGCTTTCTATAGCTCGCACACGTACGTGTAGGACGCTTTATTATGGTTAGGATAGAAATATATGTCTTGAGGTTTTAAACCTCTTAGAAATCCATTTAACCTTAACTCTCTAACTTGATAATTTTCTATTTCAAAAATATCATCATTTTCAGTATCGAGAGTCTCTATTCCTAACGATCTGCAATCGTCACTAAAATTTTTGTTAATAAACATTATGCAGATACCTCAACAGCTTTAACAGAGTATTTATAAGCTCCGTATTCATTGTCTAGTTTATCAGCTTTATTTCTAGCTCTCATTCTTGTTGAGTAAGTACCAACAACATAAGAATCAGTTAATAAGTCACCTAAGAAAATAACTTGAAATTTTGTTTTAGTTTTGATGTAGTTTAAGTTAGTCATTTGTAAGATTTAATTATCCTTATATTAAACTAATATCATTTATATAGCTAGTAAATATGATACAATTATTAGTAAACAAATAACGGTATAAAATTATGTTTATCGCTATAATAAAAATTAAGCATAGCTATCTCTAATTTATTTATTACTTAAGACTATTTTCAATTCTAGCAGTAGTTAAAAATACTACTTGCAGTTATTACTCTCAAGTAAAAATATTTTACTAGATCACTATCGCTTTACATAATAAAATTATTTCAAATCTTACAAAAATGAGAAACCTATTTTTATTTTTATCAGTTGGAACTATCTCAACAATTGCATTGAGTAGTTCTATTGGATCAGGTCTTAACAGATCTACTCTTAATCAGTGTGTTAATAATAATGATAATTCAGCATGCAGTTATCTAATTAATAGCGATAACGCTAGTGATTATCAAAAGGTAACAGCTAAAAAAGTTTTATATATTCGAGGACTTTAATATGGATTTTACACCAATAACAAGAAGAGAAGAAATTCTTTATAGAGAATTAATGGATGCACAATTGGAGATAACAAGAAAGAATATAGAAATAGCTAATTTAAAAAGAGAATTAAAAGAGAATAAAAAAGAAGATAATTTTTTAAAAGATATACATGAAATGAATAAAAGATTAGTTTATGAATCAGTAAGTCATCCATTAACAGATTAATTCTTTAAGCCTAATATTTATTAGGTTTAAAAAATTAATTTAAATTATTTTTAGATTAATTTATTAAAAATCTTACAAATTTATTGTTATGACAATTAAAAAAGAGACATTCTTTGAAAGCATAGATAGATATGCTTTTGATTTTGATTTGTGTAAACCATCTAAGGGTTATGCACAATTAGATACAAGTGAAGATGCCCATTATTTTGGGAACTGGGTAAATTTTAGGGATTATAAAATTGTAAGTTATTGTGAAGGAGATATTACAATAGAGACTTGTGAAAATAAAGAAGAGTTCAAAGAGTTATTAAAAAAGACAGTAGATTTTTATAAGTTTAATCAAGAGAATTTTGAAGGTATAGATTTAATGTGTGATGAGAATATTAAAAAAGATTTTAATAAATTAGGATTAGATAAAAATTATTATCTTTATAAATCATATTGCTAGGTTTAATGAAATGAAAAAAGAAAGTATTTTTTTTAAAAAGAAAGTTAAAGGTTATTTAATTAAAAGTAAATATCTAGCTAGTACAAATAAATTAAAGGCGAGAGCTAAGGTTTATTTAAAAAGAGATAATAATACAACTTGGAGTAAGACTATAGAGTGGGATGATGATATTGAAGCGGTTGATAATTATTATCTAGCGTGTATTGGATTAATAAGAGAATGGCCTTTTAATGAACATAATAAAGATATGGAAGTTTTAGCAATAGGATATGAGAATAATAATTATTATTTTATAGTTCAATCTAAGGTATTTTAAGAGACTTAAAAAAGTCTCTTTTTTTATGTTTAATAATTATTTTACTTGACATAAACAGTTATATGATATAATTCTAATAGTTTATACTTCAAATCAAATCTTATTAACAATGAAAGAATCATTAAAGGCCGATATTAAAGGCCGAAAATCAAAACTAACAAATGAATCCATTAAAAGATTAAGAGTCTTTAAATTGGATGATTCAGAATTAGATCATCTAATAAATTCTTTAATCTTTACAAGAGATCATTATCAAAGTTTCAAGAATGAGAGTAATGAATCAATAGATGAAAGTTTATTTGATTCAATGATTAAAGAAGTTATAGGCACTTATAAACAGGATTATTAATTATGAATACGAAAAAACTAGGTATTAGACAAAAAGAAATGTATTATTTTTGTTTAAGAAATCATCATACAAAACATGAAATTAATAATAATGTTTTGGATGTAGCAATAAGTTTAGTTGAAAGAAATTTATTAACTTTAACTTATTGTGGTATTAGAAAAACTACTGGTAAAAAAGTATTTGATATAGGTTTACAAAGCCATATTTATAACGTGAGAGGTAAATATGAATAAATTAGAATCAACAATACCTTTTGATGGTTTTTATAACTCTTTCATTAGTGCTGATATAGAGAATGAAATAGATTCTCTAACTCAATATTATTCAGAATCTTATGAACTTAATGATAATGATGAACAATTATTATCTAATAGCTTTTTAAGTGTTAATAATAATAATTTTTACAATGAAATATGTAAAGACTATGTAAGTTTTTATATAGATAAATTAAATGAAAGAATAAAAAATTTTACATTAAAGGGAACTTATAAATGTTTTATTAGTCCAAGAGAATATAATTTTGAGACTGATAGAGTTTTTATAGAGATAGAAGAAAATCATTGTATAGATTTTATTAAATATATAATTAAAAATTATAAAAAAGAATTGGATAAAAAGATTAAAGAAAGATTTACAAGTAGATCAGGATTTATCTCTTTTTATGATAATAATTTAGAATCTTGGACAAATAATTATAAAAAATGGGATCGTAATCAAATAGGTATTTGTTTTGAATTATTTAATTTAGAAGAAGAAGATATAGTTTATTCTTTGAGAGAATATTTAAGTGAAACAATAAGTGAAAATTTATATAACACTTTAGATAAAGAAGGTAAAGATTTATTAGATAAGAAACAAAAAGAAAAGGATAAAAAAGAATTAATAGATAAACAACAACTAAAACTAAATTTTAATTAATAATGAAATATAAACAACAAATAAAAGATATGCCAGTAGATACTTCTTGGTCTTATGAAGAAGATCGAGAATGGTTTATCAAAGAGATAAGT